GAGGTACTGGCTTTGACTTCTACACCATACTGCATAGCTTCTTGGAGAACTAAATCACAAGACTTTTCGTCCATTTCAAGCGGAACTAGACCATAGTTACTGTCATTACTTGGGTCATAAATGACATTATCCTTAAAAAAATCAGACTTCAAATGAGTTACTTTACCCATATCATCTCCTTAAAAAATAGCTCCCAGAGAAACTTTATAAACTCTAGGAGCTAAGTGCCTTACCATTAGGAGCAAGGACTTGATAGGTGGTAATGAAAAAAAGTAAACTAACCACCGAAACCTTAATATATTTGTATCATATTAAAGAAATATTAAAAAGGTATATCATCTTTGTAAACTTCAAATTTACATGACACATATTTTTCATTCTTCCATATTGCCAACTTCCATAATTCACCTCTTATGTTGACATTACCAGAATATAAGGGTGCGTTAGGATTGTCGCTAGTAGTCTTAAAAAGATTACCAGTATTCTCTTTTATTTCATAGCCACTTGCTGTCTTAATTGATTTATCATTACTCATTTTACTTTTCCTCTACAAATTGTTTGATTGCTCTTTTTTCAACTTCTTCATGTTGTGTCTGATTAAGTTCTTTATTTATTTTCATATACATAATAAGATAATTAACTGATTTGTGCATATCAATAACAGCAGTTAAAAAGAAGTTATTGTTATCTTTCAAAGTCTCAGTATCAATATATGTACTCTTACTTTTCTTTGTCATACTCTTGCTCCTGTAGTTCAAGTTGTTGTGCATAATGTTCAGCTTCAAAAAATTGTTCATCATATTCGTATTTATCTTGATGGTGGTCTTTACTAGCTTGAGGATATTGACCACCGAATATCTCTTGTTCTTCTTTAGTCATCATTACTTCTGTCCTCTTTATCTAAATTAGTTAAAAAATTAATTAAAACTTCACGCACTAAAGAACTTTGAGAAATATCATGTAACTCGCAAAAGTTTTTTAGATATTTATGTTCTTCTTCTTTGAGCTGAAAAGTAACTGATTGATATCTTGCTTTTTTTGCAAGGTCTTTTTTCTTTGGAATTTTATTTAAAATGTCTATCTCATTCATAAATCACTCCTATTATTATTTTTGTTTTGTTGCTTTATTTTTTCTGCATTTTGTTCAGCTTGATTAGCTTTTAAACCATCATCATCATTATCGATTGGTAAAGCCAATAATTGACGATATAAACTTCTAGTTGCATATGTATGTAATGACCTTACTTTAAAAGAAGCTTGGCTGTCTGGTTTACTTGTAGTGGAACTCTCAACAAATCCTTGTGTTTCTGAGCTTCTTATTCGCATAGTAATTTTATATTGACCATTATCTAATACTTTTTCGTCAACCGAAGTCAACAGATTATGCTTTAATAAAATAGGCTCAACTCTTGAGGTAATCAATTCTAAACTAGCAAAGGGATTAGCAAAATTACCTAGCTTATCAGCTCTTAGATTTGTTTCGTGTATCTCCTTTCTTGCTTCCACAAGTTGTTGTAAATGCCTAACAGATTTATTGTGGTATTCATCTATCGTTTTGTTTTTATCTTCTTCAATGTTTGTGTTCATAAGTTTTTTACTCCTATAAAGTTTTAATTAATAGCCTATAAATAAAAATAATAGACCTGTAATGATAACCAAAGTAAAGATAAGTATTGATAAAATTATCTCAGCTCCAGTCATAGCTTCGTTGTAATCATTTTGCTCTTTCATATATCTGTCTACTCCCATTCAACATTAGTTACATCTTCACCTAGTTTATTTTTTACAGTAGTAACTATAGCTGTAGTTTTTTGTTTTTTACCATTACAATAATAATTACCCTCTTTATCTTTAGTCCATACTGTACTATTACCATCATCAGTAAGCTGTTCTAAATGTGATATGTTTACTGCTTCTTTATGTTTTTTATATTCTTCATTAGTAAAAGTTTGAAAAACAGAAATACTTTTTATTTTTGGTGCTTCTTCATTATCAGAAAAATAATTTTTAATACATTGTTCAACAGCCAATCTTTCATTATCTGCATATACAAGATAAGTGTCGTCTTTTTCTATCGTTAATCTGTATTGTTTCATAATTTTATCCTTCAAAGTTTATTTACACTTTGGGATATTACATAAAAGGTAAATTGATGTCAACTATTTATTTACAAAGTGTATATAGTAATGGTATCATCTTTTCTTATAGGTAAAAACAGGAGTAGGACTATGACACTTAACGAATATTTAAAGGAGAACAAGTTGTCAGTTAGAGCTTTTTCAAAGATAACTGATATACCAGAAGCAACAATTACAAAATATAAATACAAAGAGAGAATACCCAGACCAGACTTAATGGAGAAAATAATACTTGCTACCAATGCACAAGTAACTCCGAATGATTGGTATATGCACAAGTTTAACTTTAATCTTAAAAGAGACCAGTTCTAATGTCGTTTGAGTATATGGCATATGCAGTAAAGCAAGAGGTTAAAAGTCCAATAAGCAAATTGGTTTTATTGATGTTGGCAAACTACGCAGATGAAAATGGAAAGTGCTATCCATCACAAAAGCATTTAGCAAAGATATGTCATGTATCAAGACAATCAATTAATAAGTATATAAAAGATTTAGAGCAATCTGGTTTAATTACCATTACAAAGAAATCAAATGGACTATTAGTTCATAACGAATATGTAATAAATAAATCCAATGTCAAAGATGTTGACAATGCAACTTCCAATGTAAATATAACAGACAGGGTATGTCAACCAGCTTTACAGAATACTATCAATAATACTATAAATATATATACATCAAATTTTGAAGTGTTCTGGAAAGAAGTACCAAAGAAAGTATCAAAGGCACAGAGTAAGAAAATTTATGAAAAGCTTATTAAAGATAAAGTGATAACAGAGTCAGAGCTTATAGATAAGATGAAAGAATATGCTGAGTATGTAAAAGGTAAAGAACATAAATATATTCTCCACCCTAGCACTTGGCTAAATCAGAAAAGATTTTTTGATGAACTTGAAACACAAAACAAAAAGGTAGGTTACGAAAAGAACTGGTTAATGTAAGGAGCAGACAATGAGCAAACTTGATGGCATTTATACAGCTAGAGATTTATATGAAGATGTTAATGATTTATACGAAGGCAAGACCCATAAACAATTTGATGTAGGTTATAAAAATTTAGACCAGATATTTCATTTGGTGAAACCTATGTTTATAGTTGTTACTGGTATTCCGAATAGTGGTAAATCGTCTTTTACTACTCAAATGGCTTTACAACTTGCTAAAGCACATGGTTTTAAATTTATGATTTATTCTCCAGAACATTCTTTGTCTATGAACTTAAAAAGATTGATTGAGAAATATTGTGAGAAGCCATTTGATAATTTCTTTCCAAACAGGTTGTCTTACTCAGAAATGGTAGAAGCACTAAAATTTATTCAAGACCACTTTTACTTCATAGACAAGAAAGAAGAAAGCCCAGATATAAAATGGATATTAGATAGAGCAAGAGTTTGTGTCGAGGAGTTTGGTATAGACAGTATCTTGCTAGACCCATACAATGAAATCAACCCAGCCAGAGGAAATATATCTGAGACAGAACATATCTCTATAGTTATTTCTGATATTAAAAGATTTAACAGAGAAACCAATACCATTAGCTTTTTGGTAGCCCACCCAAACAAACAAATAAGAGATAAAGACACAGGTTTATATAAGGTCAACAATCTTTATGATATTTCTGGCTCAAGTAACTTTAATAATAAAGCAGATGTAGGAATGATTGTGAATAGAAACCCACAGGAAAATCATACTGAGATTCATATTTGCAAGGTCAGAGAATTGGATTTGATGGGTAAATTATCCAAATGTTACTTTGCATGGAACGATAAAACGAGGTGTTTTGACCCATTATTGGATTATATACCATAAAATCAATGACTTAAATTATGAAAAAAAGGTTGTATATTTATACAATATGTATATACTTAATGGGGTAAACAAAAACTTTTATAGGAGATAAAAATGGAAACAAAAATATTAACAACTTTAAATGAAGAAGTTAAAAAAGGTGTAAAAGCAATTCACTCAATAAAAAATGGAAATACAAGTTTTGATAATCTTAGAATTATTGGTAGAGCTGAACTTGCAGAAGAACTACTTGAAAAAATGACAGGAGAAAAAATAACACTCTTGCAAGACACAAGAGATTCTTATGATAATTATGGCAGACAATTAGCAAATTAACAGGGGGTAGAAATACCCCCACAACATTAGGAGATATAAATGAAAACTTTAAATTGGAATGATAAAAACTTAAAAGAAGTAACAAGACTTAGATTTGTAAGTAATGCTGGATATCCTTGCTGGGATATATCATATTGTTTTGGTATAGATATTAATAAAAATGAGGTAAGAGTTACTTTACCTTTTAAACAAGTACGAAAAGGAAAAGGAAATATACATAAAGCTATTATAGATTATGCAAAAAAAGATAAGGTTTTTGCTAAAGGTCTTAATATATTTAATGTAATTTCTTGCTTTCAATAAATTAACAGGGAGCAGAAATGCTCCCACTTTTAAGAGAGTACATTTGAAAACATTAAGAGTTTTATCTTTAGGAGCTGGAGTGCAAAGCACGACACTAGCTTTAATGATTGAGAAGGGCGAGATACCTATGGTGGATTGTGCTATTTTTGCAGATGTTGGAGCAGAGCCTAAAGAAGTCTATAAACACTTTGATTGGTTAGAGAAAGAACTATCTTATCCAGTTTACAGAGTTCAATGGAGAAATTTAAAAGAAGATATATTAAATGCTTCTATAGGTAAATATCATGGCTTTACTGCTCCTTTTTACACTAAGGATAAAAAAACAGGTAAAAAAGGGATTCTAAGACGACAATGTACTGCCGATTATAAAATAAAACCTGTTCTACAGAAGATACGTCAATTAATGGGTTATAAAAAAGGCGAAAGAGTTGACAAAAAAATGTGGAAAGTAGAGCTATTAATGGGAATATCTTTAGATGAAACACAGAGAATGAAGATTAATCCCATCACATACATTCAGAATCAATATCCATTGGTTGAAAATAATATGACTAGGTATCATTGTTTAAAGTGGTCAAAAGATAATAATTTTCCACAACCACCCAGAAGTGCTTGTACCTTTTGTCCTTTTCACTCAAACAAAGAATGGGCTAGAATAAAAAACAATAAAGAAGAATGGGAAGAAGTAATTAAATTAGATAATGCAATAAGAAATACTGATGAATTTAAAAAAAATAACAAAATGAATGGGCTAATGTATTTACACAATGATTGTGTTCCGATAAATGAAATAAATTTTGATGAAGAAGATAACCAAATGAATTTTGAATTTATGTCATGTGAAGGTATGTGTGGATTATAGAAGGGAGCTGATATGAAATGGATTATATTTAGAAATGTAAAAATAGACGAGGACTCTTTAGATGTTGTATGGGACATACAAGAACTTTGTAAACAAGAACTTTCATTTAAAGTACCTTATAGCTCCGAAAAGAAAGATGGTTTGAATGAAATATTACAAGATTGTAAGAAAACTTTAGATATGGGATATGACCTTTGGGGTGCAGATATTGAAGGTAAACTTTATCGTATTAAATTTTCTGAAATTGAATCACAGTTAGAGCCACTTAATGCAAGAAACTTAAAATATTTAGTAAACACAACAAACAGAAGTACATTACATGAGTTTTGGAAATGGGTAGAAAAAGAACAACCAGAAACTTTTGACTATGTGATGAACTCAACTGATAGACTTAATTAATATGTACGAGAAAACTGTAACAAAGCTATGGCAAGGCAAATACTGTAGTGTCAGAGATTATGAAGTAAAGAAAGCTATCCGAAAGGGTGGTATGGTTTTAAATCATAATGGTAGAAAGATGATATTACAGGCAGATGAACTAAGGCAGTTGAAGCCTAAAGGTAATGTCATTCAATCTAACTACAAAGGCAGTTATCAGTTGGTAGATATTTTGTTTGAGCCAATAGCTAGAAACCACAATCAAGACAATTTGTTTTAATAATCTAACTATATTATGATGTTCTTATCTGAACATTATAAAAGGTATATATGCCAAAACGTGTAAACAAAGAGGAACACAGGCACACAGTAGCTAGATTGGCTGGTCTTGGCTTGACTCATATTCAAATAGCCAATGTGCTTGGTATAAGCAGAACAACTCTCTATAAGCATTATCAGCAAGAGCTTGATAGTGGCAAGGCTCTTTGTATTAGTCAGGTAGCAGATAATCTTTACAAGATGGCTACTGGCGATATTAATTCTAGGAACACTCTTGGAGCTTGTATCTTTTATCTAAAGACTCAGGCAAACTGGAAAGAGGTCAATACCATTGAGGTCTTAAATGCAAACGAAGATAGAGAACAGTTTGGAAACCTATTACAAGAGATACGAAAGTCTAAGCTCAGAGAGGAAAAAGAGTCTAATACTGTTAACTGAGTGGCTCACTAAAGCCAGACCCAAGCAAGTCATTGATTACGAAGATGGCTACAATATCTATCTCTTTATGTCTGGCAGAGGATTTGGTAAGACGTTACTATCATCTTATTCAGCCTTAGAACATTGTTTCTCAGTAGATAATGCCACAGTAGCTATCATAGCTCCTACCTTTAGCCAACTAAGGAGAGTAAACCTTGAGGGCGAGTCTGGGATTGTTAATATCCTTAACAGCCATATGCCAGATGGATTCAACTATAACAAGACCGAAGGTGAGATAACCTTATTCAATGGCAGTAAGATAATTGGTATACCAGCCATAGAGCCAGACAGGATAAGAGGACTTAACTTGACCCAAGCTCATATAGACGAGCTTTGTTCTTTCAGATATGACCGAGATGTATGGGATAACCTTATGATGGCTCTACGATTAGGCAAGAGTCCAAAGACTATTATTACTACAACACCTAAGAACAGACCACTTCTCAAAGAGCTAATAGACAGAGCAGATTGTAAGGTTGTGCGTGGGTCTACCTTCGAGAATAAGGACAATTTAAGTGAATCGGCTATTGCCATGTACCAAGAAAAGTACGAAGGCACTCTAGTTGGCAAACAGGAGCTTTATGGAGAGATTGTAGATTATGCAGAGAACGCATTGTTTAAGTTTGATGATATAGAAAACAACCGAGTAAAAGATGTTCCAGAGCTAACGCAAGTTGCAGTTGCCGTTGACCCTGCTGTAACAGCAAATAAAAAAACAAGTGATGAAACAGGAATTATTGTTTGTGGCAGAGATGACAATAACCAATACTATATTTTAGATGACAAGAGTGGTATATTTTCTCCAGATGTATATTTAAAAAAAGCTGTGCAACTGTATGACCAATACGAAGCTAATTATATTGTTGCAGAGGTTAACAATGGTGGGGATTTGATTGAGTCAATGTTAAGACGATTAACAGATAAGCACGTTCCATACAAAGCTGTCAGAGCAACTAGAGGTAAGCTGGTCAGAGCCGAGCCGATAGCTGGATTGTATCAGATGGGAAAAGTTAAGCATGTAGGAAGCTTTCCAAAGCTAGAGGAGCAGATGTGCCAATATACAGCCGATACAACAGTATCTCCAGACAGACTAGATGCACTTGTATGGGGAATCTGGTCATTGTCTCAAAGTTCACGCAAAGCAGTATTTAGAATAAGTTAGAGGAGATTATGGGAATATTAGATAAGTTTTTCAAAAGGGAAGTTGAGATACCAAATAAGAAACAAGCTCCACAAGTTTTAATAAATAAGATACAAGCCTATCAAAATAAATCACAAAGACGTTATAAAGAATTTGCGAAGGACGGATATTCTGAGAACGCAATTTGCTTTCGTTGTATAGATATGATTTCAAACAATGCAAGTGCAGTAAAAATTAAAGTCTTTTCTGGTGATACAGAACTAGAAAGCCACCCACTCATATCTTTATTGCAAAGACCAAACCCTTTACAGTCTGGAGTAGAATACTTCCATTCTTTGATAAGTTACCTATTGATTTCTGGTAATTCCTACATGATAAAAGATAAGGAGAACACAGCTCCGACAGAACTATATCTACTAAGACCAGACCGAATAGAAATTAAGAGTGGCAAGTCAATGATACCAGAAGCCTATTGTTACAAGATAGACAATAAGATAGTTACTGAATATCCAGTTGACAATGTTACTGGTCAATCACAATTAAAGCATATTAAGCTCTGGAATCCATTAGACGACTTCTATGGGCTAAGTCCTATTGTCGCTGGTGCTTATAATATCGACCAGCATAACTTGGCTGGACTGCATAACGTAGGATTATTGAAGAATGGTTGTACTCCTTCAGCTATCCTAAAGTTCAAGCCAACAGATGAAGCTGGGTCATCAACGACTTTAACAGACGACCAAAGAGCTATGATACTGCAAGACTTAGATACTAAGTTCACCTCTAGTAGTAATGCTGGGCGACCATTATTGTTAGAAGGAGAGTTTGAGTATCAACAAATGGGTTTATCAAACAAAGACATGGATTTCTTAGAGCTAATGAATATGTCAGCCAGAGAGATAGCACTTTGTTTTGGAGTACCAGCTCAGTTGGTTGGGATTGCTGACCAGACCTATGCCAATGTCGCAGAAGCAAGGTTATCTCTATACGAAGAAACCATTATACCTTTACTAGATAGATTACAGTCAGACTTGAATGAATACCTGTCGCCATTGTACGAAGGCAATCTTAGTATTCGCTACGACATAGATTCTATACCAGCTATGGCTGAGAAACGCAAACAGATATTTGCCAATGTCAGTCAAGGTGTGCAACAAGGTATCTTGACCAGAAACGAAGCCAGAGACAGGCTTGGTCTTGAGCCTATTGATGGTGGAGATAGTCTGTTAGTGCCTTCCAACCTATTCCCACTTGGGGAAGTAGACGACACTCCACCTTCTCAACCAGACGAAGATGAAGATGAAGCTAAGTTCTATGAAGATGAATGGGAAGATATGTATGGTGAAGAATCTGAAGAAAAATACATGAAGCCTAAAAAGAAGAAGAAAAAGAAGAAAAGAACTAAGGAGATGTTAGAAGAAGATGTCTTTGACAATCCAGCAGAAGCAAGAGAAAGAGCTAAAGTTATCGGTTGTGAAGGAGTACACACAATGGAAAAAGATGGAATGACAATCTTTATGCCTTGTGCAACACATGATTTATATGATGAAACTATTGGAGCTAATCAAGAAAAGGCTATGTTAGCCCAAGATGTTTTTGATAACAGACAAGAAGCACTTGAGAGAGCAAAGGTTATTGGTTGCGAAGGAAGCCATACCCATGAAGCAGAAGATGGTACTACTGTTTTTATGCCATGCAGAAGCCATGAAGAATACCATGAAACCATAGGTGTAGAGAAAGAAGAAAAGCAAACCAACTTTCCAAAGAGAGGAGATGACAAAAAGATAAGTCTTAGAAACAGCGAATATCCTTTGTTTGACAGAGAGTTTGCTAAGACCATAAAGGAAGAACACCCTGAGATATGGAGAGCTGGTGGCAACATAGAAGGCAATCGTTCTTTTAGATTGTTGATTGACCACCTTGATAATGGTAACGACTCCACCACAGTTCTTAATAAAATCAAAGAAAGAGAAGCATGGTCAGCCAGACACTTCAGAGATGGCTCTGCTTTCAAAGACCCAAGCAAAAGCCCAAACCTTTCTAATATTGCTGGTGTAGTGGCTCAGATGAAATGGTTGACGATTGGTACTCTTGGAGAGCAAGGTATGAAAGATGTCATTATGGAAGTGGTCAAAAAGAGAGAAGATAAAAGCCTAGATGATGATGGCATGTATCTTGGCACTCACTATGACGAGGAAGAACTAGAGTTGAAAGCTCCAGCAATCTCTCAAGAAGTAAGTAAAGGATTGCAAGGCAAAGTAGACAAACACAACGACAAGCATGGAGATAAGAAAGGCAAAAGAGTAACTCTCAGAATGTTATCTGCTGTATTTAGGCGAGGGATTGGAGCTTATAGAACAAATCCACAATCAGTTAGAAGTAATGTCAGAAGTGAAGAACAATGGGCTTATGCCAGAGTAAATGCTTTTCTAAGAGCTGTTGTAACGAATAGATTTGCTGGTGGTAAGTTTGACTTAGATTTATTGCCAAAAGACCACCCATTATCATCTAAGGACTAACATATGTTTAAATTTGGTAAGAAATCTTTAGAAAACTTGATTGGTGTTGATACCGACTTAATACTTGTTCTTAATCAAGCTATTGCAATATCACCTATAGACTTTGGCATTACTGAAGGTATGCGTTCACCAGAAAGAGCAAGGCAAATGAAAGCAGAAGGCAAAAGTAAAGTAGGCGACAAATCAAAGCATTGTACTGGTTTAGCAGTAGATATTGTTTGCTACCATCAAGGCAAGATTACTTGGGAATATGAATTTTATGAAATGGTAGCTCAAGTCATAGGCGAGGTGGCAGATACATTGGATATTAAAATTCGTTGGGGCGGTAGCTGGGTAACTGGTGTATTTGAACTCAACCGAGATTTAGATTTTATTGACGCAGTTCACTTTGAGATTATAAAATAAATTTTTATATGTCGAAAAAAATTAGAATCAATTTAAGAAAAGATTATAGAGAGCAGTTACGTCTATATCTAAATTTATCAAAAAGTCTTAATGCTAAAATTAAAAAACTGTTCAAGAAAACTGCCAGACAAGCACAAAAAGAATATATAGAATTTGGAGATATGTATTATTATTTCTTAGAAGATTTTGGAGACAGCCTTTACAAAATACTTGCTAATCATTATAGAGCTGTAATCACAGCTTCAGCAAAAAGATTAAAAAAGCAAAGAGAAATCAAACAAGAAGAAGATGAAGATATAGATTCAATCGTAGCAGTATATATAGCTGAAACTACAGCTACTAAAGTTACTCAAGTGTCTGACACAACAAAACAACTAATTAAAAAAAGAATAAGACAAGGTATTAAAGATGGACTTTCAATACAACAAATATCGAAACTAATAAGAAAAGATAATGCTTTTAAGCCATATAGAGCTACCATGATTGCTAGAACTGAAACACATTCTGCCATGAACTATGGACATGCTGAAATAGCAAAAACCTTAGATTTTAGTGAGCCAGTAAAAATTTGGGGAAGTGCTTTAGATGATAGAACTAGGTCTTGGCATAGAGCTATGAATGGCACTACTGTTGCCAGAGATGAAATGTTTAAAGTTTTAACACCTGTTGCTGGTGGTGCTTTTACTGAAAAAAGAATGAATTTCACAGGCGATATAAATGGTGGTGCTTTAAATGTAATTAATTGCAGATGTTTTACTGCATATGCTAATAGGACTGATAGTATTGAGTAAAAAAAAAGACTGGGAGAATTAGCAAACTCCCAGCCCAAGTCCTAATTATATCTAGTTATAGTCCATTACAGCTTTGAAATTAATCTCCTTGTAATCTTTTTCTGTAAAATTTTCATTGAAAATATCTACTTCCTCTTGAGTCATAAGTATTTTAATCCTTTCACCCATTCCATCTTTTAATGGTGAGTACCCATTTTGACCTCTATGATGGAAGAATATTGGTGCAACCCAACAAAACTTTTTGTCAGATATTTTGTATTCTTGTTGTTCTTCCATATTATAATCTATCACGCAATCTTTCCATATTGGGTGAGAATCTCTATAGTTAGCTAACTTCCATAAAACATCATCTGTTAATGGGTAATTATCTTTTTTGGCAACCACCATATCTTTTACAAAAGAAAATGTATCACCTTTTTTATATACTTTTTTCATCATTTTTCTATCTCCATAAATTTTAGGTTTACTGATTTCATGCTTTTGCAATCTTCAGGCAAGGCACACACCTCACTATCAGTAGGGAGCTTTTCAGCTCCCTGTTTAAGTTATAAATATTCTATATTGTTAGATTTAAATATAGTAAGTTCTATGTTATCAAGAGCAACTCTTGCACCATTATGTAAAATGGCATTATATTTTTCGAACACTTCATTAAAGCTATCACAATCCACAGTTTTGAGAGTATATTTATAATCGTTTCTACTGTATAACCAAGCTCTATAAAAAGCTCGACCATTAGTATTAACAATTAAATTTTGACACATATGATTGTCAGATAAATCTGCAAGTTTAGTTTTATCTGTTTCTAACATCATATCTAATAACTTGCTGTCAGTATCAACATCTACTCCACGTTCTATATATCTAATTTCGTATTTCATTTTTTTCCCTCATAAAGTTTTTGTTTACATGACTACAATCAGTCAATATTGTTATTCTTATACATTTCGTATAAAGAGTCAACAATTATTTTTAAATTAAAAAAAAAAGATTATACACTATGTATAAATAAATCTTATGACAGGTATAAGTAAAATTATTATGTAAGTCATTGAAAAGTAAAGTGATTTAATGTTGCAATAAATATTTAGATTTGATACAATATGTATATAGGTGAATTATGCCTATGTGAATATGAACTAAGTATCATATTCGATTTAAAACAAATTGAAAAAAAAGAGAATCATTATTAATCAATTATTAGGATATTATTATGTTTATAGAAAAAAAGATGAATGGTAATAAGTTAGAAGGCATTTATGTAACGACCAATATAAATGGTTACTTCCATAGTGAATTTTATAGAGGATATACAACTAGCGAAGAAGATATTAGAGAGTGTGTTCAATATTTTCAAACTAGAATGTTCTCAAATAAACTTTATGAACATTATATGGATTTACCATTTGGTAAAAATCTTCCATTTGTTACAGATGAAGATTGTCCTACAGGATAATTTTAACAGGGAGCTAGAAATAGCTCCCTTTTTTTTTGCTTGTTATATTTGTAAGTTTATTGCTAGAATAGAATAACTTTTACTTGACAAGGAATTTAAGTTTATGGCTGAAGGGGAACATTTAGAAATAGTAAATGATGTCTTAGACCTTGAATGTGAATATAAAGAAATCGAAGCTGAAGAAGATGGGAGCTTTGAAGGCTATGCTTCAGTATTCAACAATAAAGATTTAGGAAATGATGTAATCAAACAAGGTGCATTTGCTAAGTCAATCTACGATAAAAAACCAAGACAAATAAAACTTCTATATCAACATAAGACAGATGAGCCGATTGGGGTCATTGATAGTCTTACTGAGGATAAGCGAGGTCTTAAAATCAAAGGCAGATTAGCTATGGGTACACAAAAAGGTAGAGAAGTGTATGAGCTAATGAAGATGGGTGCTTTAGATTCTATGTCTATTGGTTATAAGCTCAAGCCAGAAGATTACAAGTACAGCGAAAAGCTAAAGAAAAGAACGATTACGAATTTAGATTTGATGGAAGTGTCAATGGTTACATTTCCAATGAATCCAAAAGCTAAGATTACCAAAGTAAAATTAGCTGAAATGAGTGTAAGAGAGATAGAACATTACTTGAGAGATTCAGGGTTGATGTCTACTTCTGTTGCCAAACAAAGTGCCAGTATATTATATAAATCTTTTAATCAAGATTTAGGGGAACAGCGAGATGTTGTTGATAGTATGAAGCATTTAATTGAAACTATTAAACACTAAAGGAGTTTATTATGAGTGATGAAATCAAATCTGTAATAGACAATTTGGCTTCCACCTTTGAAGATTTCAAAGTTGAGAACTCAAAGCGACTAGACGAGATTGAAAAGAAAGGCTCAGCAGACCCTTTGCTTGAAGAAAAGGTTGATAAAATGAAAGATGACTTATCTGAAATGGCAGAAACCAAACAGAAAATTGAACTTCAAGAAAAAAATCTTGCTGAAGCCCAAGCTAAGTTAGAGAGCTTAGAAACAGTAATAGCTAGACCAGAAACAGGGGAAAATAAAGATGTTGACATTCAAATGAAGGCATTTGGCTCTTGGTTAAGAAAAGGCGAAATAGATGAAATGGAAAAGAAAGCACTATATGAGTCTGACGACACATTGGGTGGTTTTTATGCTCCAGCAGAATATGTCGCTGATTTAATCAAAGGAGTTACTGAGATTTCTCCAATTCGTTCTATAGCTAGAGTAAGAAGTACAACAAACAGAGGTATTGAGATTCCAAAAAGAACTGGTCAATTCTCAGCTTCGTTTGTTGCAGAGACAGGCAGTCGTACAGAAACTACTGGATATCAAACAGGTCTTATGCAAATAGACGCACATGAGCTTTATGCTTTAGTGGATATTTCACAAGCTATGTTGGAAGATTCTGCTTTTGATTTAGAAGCTGAAATGTCAGAAGAATTTGGTACACAGTTTGCAAAAGCTGAAGGTACTGCATTTGTATCTGGTAATGGTGTTGGTAGACCACAAGGGTTTACAGATTCAGGAGCTGGAGTTAGTTCAACTAATTCTGGAAGTGGAACTGCTTTGACTGCAAATGGTTTACTTGACCTTATGTATGATATTAAATCTGACTATATGACCAATGCTACTTTTGTAATGAACAGAGGTACGTTTGGTGCAGTATTAAAGCTAGAAGATACTGAAGGTCAGAAAATTTTTGTGAATAGCATGAGCTTTGTTGGCTCTGCTCCATCAACAATTCTTGGTAAGCCATACATCTTGGCTGAAGATATGCCAGATGTTGCTGGGTCAGCTAAACCAATAGCTTATGGAGATTTCTCAAGAGCTTACACTATTGTTGACAGAGTAAATCTTTCAGTAATGAGAGACCCATTCTCACAAGCAACAAGTGGTAATATACGTTATGTCGCCAGACGTAGAGTTGGTGGTGCTGTAGTTTTAGCTGAAGCTATTAGACTACAAAACATTTCTGCGTAAGGGAGATTATTATGAGAGATATTTCAAATAGAACTAAAGCAGTTACTTGTCAAGACGCAAAGGTGTTCACAGCAGATACAGATGGAACTACTGTTGACCGACTTGGTTTTGAGTCAGTAATGTTTGTAGTAAATTCTGGGATTGAAGGAGATACATTATCTGGAAGTGTAAAATTTGATTTTATACTGCAAGAATCAGATGATGATTCAACTTTTACTGCTGTTACAAGCTCTACATCTGTAACAGAGGGAAGTGTTGATTCAAGTGGAATCTTCTTAACACTAGACGCAAATGGTGAAACACCTCAGACCAGTCAAATTGGTTATATTGGTGGGAAGCGATATGTGCGTGTTAAAATAGACGCAACTGGGACTCATTCCAATGGCACTCCAATAAGTGTTCAAGGAATACTTGGAAACCCTATTGATTCTACAGACGCATAAACCTTGCTAAGTTTGTGAAGTGTGGTTTTGATTGCTCATTGTCTGCACTTCACTCTTGGGCAACATGGAGAGATGACATGAAAATAAAAATGTTAGTTGATACAAAAGGCTCTGCTAATGAGTCTGGAAATGCAACAATGATATATAGAAAAGATGATATTGTTGATTGTGATAAAAGCTGGAAAGTTAGTTTGGGTCAAATGTTTTTAGACAATGACTTTGCTATTGAAGTCAAAGTTGATACACCAAAAGAAACTAAGGCAAAAAAGAAAACAGTAAAGAAAAAAGCTACTAAGAAAAAAGGTTAATTATTATGGCTAGAACGATTGGTAGTACATTCTCTACGCAATTATCTAGCAGTCAAACTAGACCTTTCTATGCAGTAGAGTTCCTCTACACTCAAAATCTCCGAATTTGGACTGGATATGGTGAATTTACTATATTAGGTCAAATTTATTCTGGTGCTGGTAATTTAATTTCGATTGGTCAGATACAAGAAACAGCAGAGACCAAAGCTAGTGGGATAAAAATATCAGCTAGTGGATTAAATGCTGACGTTCTGGCAAGTGCCTTGAATGAAACTCAGCAAGGGGTAGTTGTCAATGTTTATTTTGGTGTATTGACTACATCTGGTAATGCACAATCTATAGTAGATGACCCATACCAAATATTTTCTGGATTTGTTGATACAGTTCAAATATCAGAAAGTGGAGAATTGTCAACCATATCATTTGACATAGAAAGTAAATTAATATCCTTAGAACGACCACTAGATTTTAGATATACCGACCAAGACCAAAAACATTTTTTTCCAAACGATAAGGGCTTAGAATTTGTTGATGATTTACAAGACAAAGAAATAATTTGGGGTGGTGGCAAAAGATGATAAATGTATATCCAATTATAAAACTATACAAAGAATTTGATAGGTATAAAGATAATTCAGATGATGAAATACTTGCACATATTTATCCATCATTACAACTTAACCAATATAAAATTCACAAAGAAAATGGCAGAATATATGGCTTTTCTAATTGGGCTTTTTTAGATGAACTAGAAGAACAATATTTGTTAAAAACAAATAAATTATATCAAGAAGCATGGAACTCTGGTGATATTGTTTGGCACATGGATATAGTTGCTAGAAAGAATGTAAGAGAAATTATGGATTGGACTAAGCAATATTTTACGCAGTTACTTGGGTGTAATCAAAAGGTTAAATGGTTAAGAATACATAACGATAATATAATACAAAAAGAAATTACAACTAAAAGGCATTTTGTGTAATGGGTGCGATAGTAGATAGAATAAAAGAAGTAGGGTCTAAAGGTGGTTTTTTTAGTAATCTTCTTATGATTACAAATCCATATTTGGCTTTTGCAGTAAATATTATTGGTAACATGGTTGTTAGTGCAGTATTGTCTAAAGCATTTGCAAGAAAACCAAAAGCTAATTATTCAGCACAATTACAAGCAAGAACAGAAATGGTTAAACAAGCTATTGTACCAAGAGATTTGGTATATGGCTTGACAAAAAAATCTGGTGGTATTCTTTTTATGGAATCTACAAACAATAATCAAGATTTACATATTGTAGTTCAAATTGCTTCTCATGAAATTCAATCATTTGATAGGGTCTATTTTGGTGAAGATGAATTGACTTTGGCTAGTGCTGGAACAGACGCAAATGGTGTAACCCAGTTCAAGGTTACTGCTCCAAGCAAATATGCAACAGAATCTAAGTTTACAAAAAAAACAAGAACTCTGATTGTATCTGGATATGAAGATGTAAAAGTAAATCAAAATCTTCCTTTTGGTGGTTATCAAGTTGTCAATGGGAAAGGTATTACCAAAGGGTCTACTAATATTACACTAATATCAGATGTAGCTTTTTCTGTTGCCACCACCGACACAATAAATATTAATGGAGTTGAATATGGTATATCAAGTGGTGGCTCAAGTAGTGCTTCTGGCTCAAGACATACTTTAACAGTTACTTTATCAGAAGGTTTACAAACTGATGTGAAGGCAACATCTATTACCTACAGTCAAGCGAGTCCATCTGGTCAAATACAAACGAGAATAACTCCATATCGAGATAATCCTAATTTACCCTTACCATTTTTGTCTGGAACTACAACAACAACTAATTATGCGATTGTAGCAACGCAGACATTTTCAGATAGTTCTGAGCTAACAGTTAGAGTAAAGCAACATCTTGGAACTGACACCCAACAAGCAGACGCAGACTTAGTATCAGAAGTGCCACAATGGACTACTTCTCATATGCTTTCTGGCATAGCTTATTTGTATGTGAAGTTGAAGTATGACGCAGATGTTTTTCCAAATGGAATACCGAATATTAGTGCAGAAATTAAAGGTAAAAAAGTATTAGACTTTAGAACTGGCTCAACAGCTTTCTCACAAAACCCAGCTCTGATACTTTACGATTATTTATCAGATACTAGATTTGGATTATCAGTTCCAACAACGCAAATAGATACAACTTCTTTTACCACAGTTGCAAATATATGTGATGAAGATATAGCTTTGGCTGGTGGTGGCACAGAGAATAGATATGAAGCAAATGGAATTATTTACTCTAATGTTGAGCCTATGACTAATATAGATGAAATAATAGGCTCTATGCTTGGTATACTAAGCTATTCAAATGGAAAGTTTATTTTAGCTGGTGGTAAATTTGTCTCTCCTTCAATTACTTTAGACGAAGATGATTTTAGAGGTGGAATTACAATACAAACCAAACAATCGAGAAGGAATTTATTTAATACTGTTAAAGGTATATTTACCAGCCCATCATCAAACTGGCAACCATCTGATTATCCTATGGTTACATCAAGCACATTCGTTGCTGAAGATAATGATGAAACTATTTTTGGAAATGTTGATTTACCATTTACCACATCACCAACAATGGCTCAAAGAATTGCTAAAGTGGTTTTATTTAAAAATAGACAGCAGTTAGTAATAAAAGCTCCAATGAAGTTGTCAGCTTTTAACTTACAAGTTGGCGATACAGTAACTATTAATAATACTAGACTTGGATTTAGCTCAAAGATTTTTCAAGTGGCAGATTGGACTTTTATTTCAGATGAAACAGATGTCGGTGTAGACTTAATATTGCAAGAAACTTCCTCTAGTGTGTTTGACTGGAACGCAGAGGAGTCAGAGTTTATTTCTGATAATACAATCTTGCCAACTGCTGAAACAGTCCAAGCTCCATCAATTACAACTAAAGATATTCTAAAAGCATATTCTGGAGTTATTACAACTGTCTTAGAAATCACAGTACAGTCAAGCTCTGGACTTACAAATGAATTTGAAGTTGAGTATAGAAATACTGCAACTGATACTGAGTACACATCTCTAGGTAAAGCTAGAGGTAATAATTTTAAGATTCTTGATGTAGAAGATGGAATGACTTATGAAATAAGAGCAAGGAGTATCAATGCTTTTAATGTGGCTTCTAGCTTTACAAGTGTCAATCACGAAGTAGTTGGAAAAACAGACGTGCCATCTGATGTATCTAATTTCTCTGTTAATATTGTCAATAATTTGGCTGTTTGCTCTTGGACTGCCAATAGTGAATTAGATTTATCTCATTATATTATTAGGCACAGTCCAGCTACATCTAGTGCTGTTTATGCTGGTGCAAGTATTGTCGCTGACAATATATCTATGGCTACGAATCAAATATCTTTACCAGCTCAAACTGGAACGTATATGATAAAAGCTGTTGATGTTTTAGGGATAACCTCAGAAACATCTACAAAAAGGGTAGTGATACGAAACCAAATTGCAGATGATTTTAACGCTGTATCTACTACAACACAGTCGCCAAATTTCACAGGCACAAAAACTGATACTGAAGTTGTTACCAGAGACAGCACAAACTTTTTACAAATTATTTTAGGAGAATTATTTGATGACCACTCTGGTAATTTTGATAGTGCTTTGGGTAACTTTGATGATGGTGGTGAAGTGCAAAACAATCTTGATGGCTTTTATGACTTTAGTACTAACCCTATTGATTTGGGAGCAATTTATAACT